CTGGAGCTGAATCTAGAGCAATTATGGAAGCTGCGGAAAGCACCGATGCAGTTGAACGTAAGAGATTGAATCTTCTTGCTGATAGACCTTCTGAAGATAAAGCATCTTTCCTAACTCCATGGAAAGACAAAGAGATGCAAGATGCATATCTTAAAAAGATTGGTTGGGATGAAAAGAGTGGAACGACCGAAGAGGAACGTAGAAAAGGTTTTTCACGTATTGATTCTGAGGGTAGATTAGTAACACCAGTCAAACCTGCGCCAGAACCAACACCTGCAAAAAATGCAACTGTTCCAAATGAAAGTGCTGCTGAAACTAAACGACTTAATTCGGTTCCAAATACAACACCAACTGCAATGCCGGAACCAGCAGCTGCAGAACCAAAGGCAACTCCAGTTTCTGTAACACCAAAATCATCACCTGTATCCAATTTAACCAATCAAGTTAATTTTGGTAACATTGAGGTTAAAAATCAGGATGTTACACCAACAATGGTCAATAAAACCGTCAACAACGTGACCAAAACTCAACCTAAGAGTGGTTTAAGACCTATTGAGATATCGGTTAGAAATGATGAACCGACATTCATGGGATTGATTGTTGATTCTACTCGGATGATATGAAAAACCCCGCACTAGGCGGGGTAAACTAAAGGCGAAGAAAGGAGCGATTTAGTTTTTAATCGTCAGCCAACTTTGAGAAGTAAGCCATATCATCATCATCTGTTGCTGGTTCCCAAGGTGGGGTATCATCAGCAACTTTCTTAGGTGCAGCCTTAGCTTGTTCAACTGTGGTTCTTGCTCGTGGAGCATCACCATCATCATTCAAACCAAGAACTTTATCCAAACGTGTTTTCAAAGCATCATAAGACTTAAATTCTTTGTCAGCAACCAACTCTGAAAGAGAATGTTGTGACTTCCAAATCTTTTCAAGTTCTTCATCGTCATCCAACAATGCTGATGGTGACATAAATTCAGACTTATCATAGTTCTGATAACCTGCAACCTTAGTAATCTTCAACTTGAAGTTAGCACCTTTCCAGAAATCAAATGGATTGATTGGTGTTTCATCTTCAAACTGAGGATTCATTGCTTCAGTAATCTTCTCAAAAATCTTAGCACCGAACTTGAACAATTTAACTTGTCCTTCATTCTCTGGATGCTTAGGATCAGATACGATGTAAATGTTAGCGATGTAAGATAGTTTACGTTTTTGTTTACGAACAATGTCTTTGTTCGCTTCAATACCAGAGTTCCACAATTTGTTGTTGTGTTCGCATACTGGACATTGTTGGTTTTTGGTTGTCAAACATTTGTCAATTAACCAACCACCAGGACCTTGGAAGCCATGTTCGAAAATCTTAGCCCAAGGAAGACCGTCATCACCATCTACTGCTGCTGCGGGTAGAAAGCGAATAGTAGCCATGCCGTTGCCGGCTTTGTCCACTTCTGGTCGCCAAAAATTTTCTTTATCGGATTTGCCTTCTGTTGATGCGTTGAGCTCTGCTACTTTAGATTTCAACTTGTCCAGATTGCCTGAACTTTTCTTTAGGCTTGAAAAATCAATACTCATAATTACCTTCTTTCTTATTAAACGGAATATTAACGGAATATAAACGGATTGTCCACATGATACATTATATAATATTATTTAGGCGCCGTCAAGCAGAAACTTTAACTGTGCCAAGGTATCTGGAACATTTCTGTGCAAGATTGCCAGACCACCTGCTTCACGCCAATCATTAATGATACTTTCGGTATCGTCAATGATTATTGTGTCACTTCTAGCATATTTTTTCTTATGCTGTTTACCTGGAACGAAATTGCGTTGGAAGTCAATATCGTGTTTTTCCAACCATTCGATTTTTTGTTTAGAGATTGCTTCATATCGTTTCTCACTCGCTGTGGACGATAGAATTTGAGTTGGTGGCAATGCATTACGTAATGCCATAATCAACTGCATAGCGTCAGGCATCATTTCCAATGTTGCAAAGTTGTTGCCAGCAATAAACTCATCAAAAAATTTATCAAACTCTCTGTTGTTTCTCGCTTCAGAAGGATAAATGTTAAACAATTCTTTATAACGTTTTTCAAAATTGGCAATCACACCATCCATGTCCAGATAGATACAACTAATTCTACGCATAGTCTCTCAAACTTTCTTTTAAAATGTTTTTGAATTTTTGTTTATCGTAATGTATAAACGGTGTGTATTTTTCAATTTTTCTTTTGTATGTTGGCCAAACAACATCGTCTGTTATTTTTTTAGACCACATCGGTAAGAAATTCATAATATCATTCAATATACAAACCGTTTCGATACTTACATTACCATAAGTCATTTCTTTCAACAATAATGGATATTGTCCATCTTCAACCATCAACATTTCATTTGGTGATTGTGTTGCGTTAAGTAGTCCTATTATATCTTGTTCAAAACGGTAAGTCAAGCTCTGGTTTCTTTTTTGCCATTTCTTGTAATTTTCTTCACCGTCATTACCAGATATATCACCTACCCAATTCACATTAGTTTCCAAAAAGTTGGCAATATAAAAAAACTTCAAATCATCTATGCTATACTTACGTGATAGTTTGTAAAAGGAATACTTTGCTTTATTGTTTGCAAAGTTGTCCTTTGATACGTTGGTCTTTCCGTTATAACGAAAAAAATCGTAAGAATCAGAAGTAAAATGAAGTTTAATGCTTTGATAGAGGGCATATGCTTCGAATCCTGTTGTTTCTGTCACACTACAAATCCTTGATTAAAATTATTTTTTTATTTTCACCTGTTGGTTTAACAAATAATTCTTTCAGTTCTTCACCTGTGTGCCATTTCATAGAAGATGATTTGTGTGCAGGTAGTCCAGCAGTTTCACCGATTTGTTTCCAATTATCGGCTAGATATACTGCACCATTTTTACCTGCACCTACAAAGGTAATTATACACTTAAGTTCATTACCATATTTTTCTTTCCATGCATCTGGTGCTTTTTGTCTAAGTTGTTTTAATACTTGTGTGCCAGCATTTTTGATTCTTTTACTGAAACAGAAACGCCAGTTATTGGCAATACTATTGAAAGCTACTTTGTATTCTTGCTTAGACATTCCAAGATGCCTTAATATATCTTTTGGTGGTGGATACACAGAAGAACCTAATCCAATCATACCAATACATTCAGGTAGAATCATATCTTCCTCTTGGTAATATATCAACCAATCTATTCTCCTACCAACGGATGAGTTTGTCGGCACATATGAATGATTGTTTTCAATGATGTTTTTCACCAGTTCTTTTTGTTCTGGTGTTTTGACCTGTGTCAATTCAATCATATTGGCAATTTAGAACTTTTCTTTAATAGATTTAAGTCTTGTGCTTCCTCTCTAATCTTGGCCTTTAAGGCACTTGATACTAGAGAAGATGCAACATCTAGTTCCATACCAGTTTCTTCACAATGATAAATGATTGCTTCCATGTGAGAACATTCCAGTTCTGCACTTTTTTTACCAATCATTTCACTAAATTCATTAATCTCTGTTTTTGTCGGCACGTTCAAGCTTTCGTATAAAAAATATGGTTTCCAATTGTTCTCACAGGTCGAATGTTTGACCAACCTGGATGAACATATGTTGCATGGTAAAACATTGCACGTGCCTTGGCAAGCTCTCTGTGTAATACGGATTCTCTGATTGCTCTTTTGGCAATATACAAACATTCTTCCCAAGCATATTGGTTTCTTACTGGACCAACTTTTTCACAAGTCCATGTAAATTGGCATGTTTGACCGGTCTTTTGGTAAACAACACCACAAAAATCTTTTGGAAATGGTCCGCCATGATTTGCACGATTGATTGTAACCTGTGCTACGGCCAATTTTCCTTCATGTGGTTCCATTGCAGCCTCATAGTAAATGTTTTTGGCCATGCAAAGGATTTGTTGATTTATATCAGCACTAACTTGCTGTTGTAAATCTGGTTGTGCTTGATATGCCTTTACAGGCAAAAATAAAATAGATAAAGATAAAATTAAAGTCGGTAAGAACTTCATTTGTCCTCCTTGTGTGTGTAAAGGGGCCTAAGCCCCTAACCCTCAGGTAGATTTCTTTGTAGACAGAACTTTTGTGGTTGGTTCTGGTGATTGAATATTAGAAACGAAGCCGTTTAGTGTTTGGGCTTTGTTGATAATATCTTGTTCTGAGGGGATTGCTGGCAAAGCCGGATGTTCAGGTGGTGTTTCACCTTTGGCCTTTGCAGTATCGCATTTGATGTTCCAGTCTTGTGAAAGACGGTCTCTTTCTGCGTTGTATGAATCATATAACATGTCTCTCGCCATTTTTAATAGTTCAAGACGGATCTCAAAAGGTGTCATGTTTGACATAGTTTTCTCCTAATTGTGTTGTGTGTAAGTGTAATGATGATTTATTTGTGGGTTTCATCAAACCCATATACTTATTTATGAAACTCCACACCGTCATATTCTGGAATACCCAGAATTGACCTTGATACATCAAGAATGTATATCAATCTTCGTTGTTTCGATTTGTTGTATGCACTATGCATTTGTCCATTGTCAAAACCAAATAGGTCTGACCAGTCCACTTTTGTGGTAATAACCTCAAAGCACACATCACCTTCAGGAACAATTAAAGGTATGTGTATACGAATTGTTTTGTGTGATGAGTTTTCAATATCAGCGTGAGGTTCAATCACACCACCAGCATCCAAAATGCTGTAACCACTACAACCATATTTTGGTGTGAAATATTTTTTTGTTAATGCTGATGCTGTAGGGAAAAGACTTTGTATTTTTTCTTCTAAGAAGAAGTTATATTCAACATTTTGTTCGGGATAACAATAACGTAATCCTTCAACTTTCCACATTTGCTTTTCGGATTCATTTAGTGTTGTGTATGGATTAGCAGCGGCATAAGAAATACCACCTTTGAATGTGGTAAAAAAATCTGTATGATGTGCCAAAAATTCTTCACGCAATTTTGGTGCT